CCTTCAAGCAACAGGCCGGCGTGGTCTGGCGCGTCACATGGACGGGTGACGGCACGAGCAACAGGCAAATCCCGCACGGCCTTGGTGTTGCGCCGGGGATGATTATCGTTAAGCGGCGTGATGCGGTCGCTAATTGGATTGTAAGCCACAGATCAGCGCCGCCTGTTCCAACTGGAACTCTGGTTCTAAACTTGACCGACGCCGCGATTGATGGCGGCTCCTTGTTCGTTCGAAATACATCAGCGACCACAATTACGCTCGGAGGTTCTGACCCTGTAAACGCATCTGGCGGAACCTACGTCGCCTACCTCTTCGCGCACGATCCAAGCGCAGACGGGATTGTGCAGTGTGGGAGCTTTACGGGAACTGGTTCGGTAGCTCTTGGTTGGCGGCCTCAATTCCTGTTAACTAAGCGTATTGATAGTGCTGATGCATGGTTCATAAATGACAGCACTAGAGTATGGGGCGCGGGTGCTGACCAATATTTGATAGCAAGCAGTTCAAACGCTGAGGCAACTTTTGATTTGAGTGATCCAACTAATACTGGATTTACGTATAATTACGCTTCAGGCGCAAACATCTACCTCGCCATCCGAGCCCCCTACTAGGACCCCCAGCCATGCCCCTGTCCGGTGGACCGCTCTCGCTCGAAGAGGAAGTGCAGCAGATCGTTCGGGCCATGCCGAATATCCCGACGATCCTGACCTCCGACTACACCGTGGACACGCTGCCCGACCCGGCGGCCAATATCGGCAAGTACGCCCGCGTCACCGACCTGTTCGGCGGGACGACCGATCTCGTGCTGGCGTCCCGCACCGGCGCGCTGTCGTACTGGAAGCCCGTGCGCCCGGTGTTCGCCGCCAAGCAGACGGTTGCGGCGAACATGACGCTCCAGGCGCTCAAGAGCCCATCCGTGCTCCTGCTTGACGGCAACGTGCCGCTCGGGACCACGCGGACCATGACGCTGTCGAACAGCATGGCGTTCCCTGGCGCCTCGTTCCGCATCAAGCAGCGCAACACGCTGGGGACGATCCTGGGGGCGCTCAACGTTCTGAACGTGAACCTCGGGACGCCCGTGTCGATCTTGACTGGCGGAACGCAGGAATTCGTCTATGACTTGGCGGATGGCTGGGTTCAGGTAACGTAGGATACCGACGAGCATGTGCATTTTCGGCGGCAAGTCCGCATCTCCTCCGCCGCTGCCCCCGCCGCCTCCGCAGGTTCCCACGGCCGGCGACGCGGACGTGAACCGGGCCCGGTCCGACGAGCAAGCGCGGCTGCGGGCTCTCTCGGGGTCGGGGTCCACGCTCCTCACTGCCGGCAAGCCCCTGGACGCCATGGGCCAGACCGGCGGCAAAGCGAAGCTGGGGCAGTAGCGATGGGCATGTTTCACGCCGTCAACTCGACGTTAAATGGGCACCTTATCGTCGCCTGGGCGATGGGCCTGAACGCATTCCTGTTCCTGGCACGCGGCTCGGGTCTTGGCCTCATGGGCCTCCTGTGCGGAGCCGTGGCACTCACGGCAGCCCATATCGGCTCGGGGCTGGAACACAGCGGACGTGAGGGGCTTGCCCCCGCCGCAGCCGCCGCGACCATCGCGACAGCCCTGGCGTGGCTCCTGTTCATTCTCGCCGCATCGATCTGAGGTTCGCGCATGGTCATGGTCACGGCAGCACCGACGCAGGCCGCCATCCTGCCGCGACCGGCCGCGCTCGTGCTCGACCTCAAGAGCCAGCCGTTCCGCAAGCGGCTGGAAATGCTGCGCTCGGAACGCATGTTCTACGAGCAGGAGATGCGGGAGGTGTCCCGCTTCATCAGACCCCGGCGCGGGCGCTTCCTCGGCCAGCGCGGTCAAAAGGAGAGCGAGCGCCAGTCCGCCGACATCATCAACACCACGGCGACCATCGCGAGCCGGACGCTCAAGAGCGGGATGCAGTCTGGCGTGTCGAGCCCGGCCCGCCCGTGGTTCCGGCTGACGACGCCTGACCCCGACCTGTCCGAGAACGGTGCGGTGAAGGACTACCTCACGACGGTCGCCCGGCGGATGGCGACGGTGTTCCAGCGCTCGAACATCTACAACTCGCTGCACACCGGATATGGCGATCTCGGCGATTTCGGCACGTCGGTCATGATGATCGATGAGGACTATCAGGACGTGATCCGGTGCCACACTTACTCGCCGGGAACGTACTTCCTGGCGCTGGACGCGCGCGGCGCGGTGGGGACGATCTATCGCGAGTTCAGCCTAACCGTGATGGCTTGCGTCGAGCGGTGGGGGCAGCGCGTCTCCCCGACCGTGATGCAGATGTACAACCAGAGCAACTACGACGCGATGGTCGACATCGTGGAGGCCGTCGAGCCGAACATGCAACAGGTGCGCGGCGTGCCGGGGCCGCGCGGGATGCCGTATCTCCGCGTCCACTTCGAGAAGAACGCCAGTGCCGATCTGCTGCTGGACTGCAAGGGGTGCCACGAGTTCCCCGCGTGCGCGCCGCGCTGGGAGGTCCGCGACGACGACGTGTACGGCTACGGGCCCGGGCTCGAAGTCCTGAACGATGTCAAGGGTCTCCAACTCATGGAAATCCGCAAGCAGATCATGGTGGACAAGCTCGCGACGCCGCCGACGCAGGGCGGCGCGTCGTCGTCCCTGCGGATCAACCACCGGGCCGGCGCGCACACGTTCACGCCCGACGCTGCGGCGATGCCCGGCGGCAAGCTGATCTCGCCCCTGTACGAGATGAACGGCCAGGGGATCACCGCCGTCGCGAACGAGATCGCGCGATCCGAGAGCCGGATCAAGGACGGGTACTTCTACGACCTGTTCTTGATGTTCGCGCAGTCGGACCGGCGCGAGATCACCGCCCGCGAGGTGGACGAGCGCCACGAGGAGAAGCTTCTCGCGCTCGGGCCCGTGCTGGAACGGCTGCACAACGAAAACCTCGATCCGGCGATCACCCGCACGTTCAACATCATGCACCGCGCTGGCATCCTCCCCGATCCGCCGCAGGAGTTGCAGGGCATGGACCTGAAGGTCCAGTTCATCTCGACCCTGGCGCAGGCACAGCGGGCCGTCGCCATCGGCGGCATCGAGAACTGCGCGCGGTTCCTCGGGGGCCTTGCCGGCGTATTCCCGTCCGTCGTAGACAAGTTCGACGCCGATCAGGCGATGGATGAATACGCCGAGGCCACGGGCGTCCCGCCGGGCATCATCCTGTCCGACGATAAGGTCGCCTCGATCCGCGCGGACAAGGAAAAGGCTGCGCAGGGTGAGGCCGCGATTGCCGCCGCCGGTCAGGGCGCGGAACTTGGCCAAACCCTCTCGCAAACTGAGGTGACACCGGATAACATGCTGGGCCAGATACTTGGCGGCGTGGGGGCTGTGTGATGCCGGATGGTAAGAACTGGAATGCGTTCGAGCCCGATTGGCCCGGCCTGTCAGACGGACCCGAGGCGCGCCAGGAAGAGCAGGACGCCGCGACGCTGGAAGAACAGGCCCGCGACGACATGCGCCTCGTGCTCCGCGAGCCGGCAGGCAGGCGCGCCGTCTACGAGATCATCGCCGCGACGGGCGCATTTATGCCAGTCCATGGCGAGCGCATGGCCGGCTCTCAGGAAGTCGGAATGCACATCATCGCCCGTGTCAAGGATGCGGGCCTGTCGTACTGGCACAAGATGCTTGGGGAGAACGAGGCGTGAATATGAACCCGAACCGTGGAGGCTCCATTGCGACCATCCTCTCTGCCGGCATCGGTCCGCGCATCTATCTGGCACCGCCCGATGAGGGCGGCGGCGGCGATGCTGGCGGCGCTGGGGCTGGCGGGGATGGTGCTGGCGGCGCGGCCGGCGCTGGCAATGGAACCGGAGGAGCTGATGGCGCTGGCGGCACTGCGGGCGACGGCGCGCAACCCTCGGCCCTGGCTGGCGCGCTCGCGGCCGCTGCCGAAGGCGCAGCGAAGCCCGGCGAGCCGGCCGCCGATGACGGCAAGGTGGAAGGCAAGGACAAGGTAAAGCCCGCCGAGGGCGAGGCCGAGAAGCCTGCCGACGACGGCGCGCCGAAGGACGTGGACGGCAACGCCCTACCCGAAAAGTACGAGATCAAGATGGCGGACGGCGTCGAGATGGACGCCAAGCTGATGGAGGTGGCCGAGCCGCTGTTCCGCGAGCACAAGATGAGCCCGGCGCTGGCGCAGGCCATGACGGACCTGTACACGAAGGTCCAGGGCGAGGCCATCGCGAAGCATTCCGAGATGGTGAACGGCTGGCTGAACGAGGCCAAGGCGGACCCGGAGATAGGCGGCGCGAAGTTCGAGGAGAACCTCGCGATGGCGTCGAAGGGGTTCCAGGCGTTCGGCGACGAGCGGGCTATGCAAATCCTCGACACCTACGGCCTCGGGAACAATCCCAACATCTTGCGTTTGTTCACGCGGATCGGTAAGGCTATGGGCGAAGGATCAACCATCCTGCCCGGTTCGGGTACGGGTCGCGTGTCCGACGCACAGGCACTATACCCGAACATGAAGTAGCGTCCGGGGGGACAAAGTAGCTCTGAAGCCTCACGCAGCATTCGTGAGGTTATGAAAATGGCAGTCGTCGGTTCCCTGGTCATGACGCTCGCGGATGTGAGCAAGACCCTCGATCCCAACGGATCGGTCGCTCGCATCATCGAAATCTTGAACCAGCAGAACGAGATGCTGGAAGATATCCTGTGGATGGAGTGCAACGGCGGCGACACGCACACGTCGGCGATCCGCACGGGCCTCCCTGCCGGCACCTGGCGCATGCTTTACCAGGGCGTCCAGCCCGCCAAGACCACGCGCGCGCAGGTCAAGGATACGGTCGGTATGCTGGAGAACTACTCCGAGCCCGACAAGAAGCTGATCGACCTCGCCAAGGATGGCGCCGCGCTCCGCCTCTCGGAAGCGCGCGGCATCATGGAGGGCATGAACCAGCAGATGCAGCAGGCGTTTCTCTACGGCAACCAGAACGTGGTTCCGCAGATGTTCACCGGCTTCTCCCCCCGCTACAATTCGCTGACGGCGGGCACGGGCGTGAACATCATCGACGCGGGCGGCACCGGCCTCGACAACACGTCGATCTGGTACGTGGTCTGGGGCGAAGACACCTGCTTCGGCCTCTACCCGCGCGGCGTCCCCGGCGGCCTCAAGCACCGCGACCTGGGCGAGGACACCAAGACCCTGAGCGACGGCTCGATGTATCAGGTGCTCCGCGACCACTTCGAGTGGTCCGCCGGCATGGCCCTGCGCGACTGGCGCTACGTCGTCCGCATCGCGAACATCGACGTGTCCGACCTCACGACCGACGTGACGAAGCTGAAGGCGCTCGTCGGCCTGATGATCCAGGCGTCCGAGGTG